CAAATCCCGCACCGGATATGCCGCGCCTATAGCGCTGGACCTTGACCATCTCCCAAGTCGTATCGCCCAGATGTTGCATGATGTAGCAATGCGCCCCGCAATTATCAATGCATCGAAGATCTTTCTCGACCATGATATCCGCAATGCTTTTAAGGCTCGCTTTGGCCCAGAGATGGTTGACCTACTGGTGCCATATCTTCGCAGCGTGGCGAACTCCGCGAATTACATGTCCAAGGCGCAGAAGATGGGGACGAAGCTTGGTGAATTTGTGCGACAGAATCTGGTCTCAACATTGGTTGGGTTTAATCCCGGGACGTTGATGAAACATGCCCCGACCGCATTGGTTCAATCCATGGGCGAAGTTGGGCCAGGGAACTTTCTCAAAGCCATGAAGGGATTGTTCTCGGTTAATGAAGCCACCGGTGAAGCCAATTGGCAATTTGCGATGAAAGAAAGCCTTGAGTTGCAGCGCAGGATTCAGCACTATGAAGAGACCCTGTCTGGTGTAACCAAGAGCATCCAACAAGTCGGCAAACATGAATCCCTTCGTGCGACTGTGCAGAAATATGCATCGTATCCAGTTGCAATGGGTGATTTGCTGTCAGCTGTTCCCACATGGATGGCGACGTATGAAAAGGCAATGCGCGAGGATGGTGCAACCCACGGAGATGCAGTTGCACTAGCAGATCGATCCGTCCGTCGAGCCCATGGATCATCATCCACAGTCAACCGTCCAGCTATTATGCGAGACATCAGCCCTTGGTTTACCTCGGTGTATAATTTCTTCAACCATATCATGAATCGGCAGGCCGAGCTTGTTTGGAAAGCTGGCGAGACACTGAGCATGGTTCGCGATGGAGATAAATCAGCGGCTATGGCACGAATCCCAGCATTGGCTGGACTTGCATTTGCTTACGTCGTTGCCCCAGCTATCATCGAAGAAATGGTCTCACCACTTCAGAGTAAGCCAGGAGAATCATGGGTATCTAAAGCCGCAAAGGGATTAGCTTTTACACTCGGGGCTAGCTGGGTCGGGGTGCGTGATATAGCATCTGCGCTTGTTGGGAATTTTGAACCAAGTGTTGGATTGCTTTCAACTGCAGGTAAATCAATCGTAGATTTTGTGCGTGACCTTGGGAAAGATCATCCATTTGGTAAACAACACGCACAAACATTGATCAAACACTTCTCCATCCTACTCGGCACAATGACAGGAATTGCACCTGCGCAAATTGGGCGAACTGCAGCATTTGGGTATGGAGTTCATACCGGAACAGAACATCCGAAAGGGTGGGGCTGGATGCGTGGACTGCGATATGGAACCGCAAAGCCTCGGGAATAATATAATATAAAAATCTGGAGAGTTATATGTCCGAGGCTATTGACATTGCTAAGATACAAAAAGACATCGAACAACTGCGGCGGGATTATAATGCTATGGATGGGGCGTACCAGATAGTGGTGGAGACAAATACCTTACTAAAGGAGGTGATAAATTTATTAAAAGGAACCGGCTCGCATGATATTGGATTGATAAATCGAGTTGTGATTTTAGAGCGATCATCATTATCAAAGGAAGACGCAGAACAAGTTATGGGCCGTATTATGGCCCTAGAAAAAACAAGTGTTAGTAAACCAACCGCAGTTTGGATGGCTGCTACCGCCGGCCTTGCTGGAGCAGCAATGGCATTTATTAGTTGGCTATGGCCAAATCATCATTAACCTTGATTTGGTTTATACATCTTTACCTTGGCCTTATGCACACTATGAACGCAGTAGATCATTCCGCTGCGTTCCATCATTTCAACAATGCGCAAGGTTGAATGTATTGGCAAGCGTTCTTTGGCGAAGGCTGTAATTGCGGTCTCGCTTACACCTGGGCCCATATCATTGATGCGGATGAAGTGAATTATCTCATCAATAGCCGCACCATCTGCATTTGTTGCACCCGCCTTGAAAATATCCGACATTGTATCTTCGGTTTCGATGAGCCAACCAAGCGCACGATTGAAATCGGCTTTGGTTAATGTGAGTGCGTCACTGCGATCCACTGAACTGATCATCGAGAGTTTGTAGAGATGCACCCTGCGACGGGTAATGTAGTGGGTTAATTTTGGGTGTAGTGGTACAGGTGGTTCGCCTAAATGGCGCCAATTGTTCACAGCCTCACGATATTCTTCGGTGACCTTGAATTGCCCAGAGAGCTCATTGATACGCATCAAGTCGTGATCAAGATCAATACTATGATTAACTTTTACGGGAGCGAAGTCATCCCCGATGGTGCGCTCATCCGAAAACACCATGATTAATCTTGAAGTAAATCCCTGCCCCCATGCCTTCTCTGGCATAAACGCGGTTAGGTTTTGTGGTGTGCTGCCGGTGAGAATATTTATCTGTGGGCTTTGGATTTTAATATTGAGATCATTGGTGCGCCGAACTTGACTGTAGACATCTGGATCGTAGAGTGCGGATAGGCCATCTACCATTTCATTGTCGTACTGGTGGATAAACGCACCAAGCTCATCAGCGCAGATGAACATGGAATTGTATTCCAGATCAGGTTCACGCTCTCGGGAAAACAAACATTTGGAATTCACCAAGCTATCCACAAGTGAAGCCCACGTCATTGAAATGGGGGCGAGATGTATTTTTGCCAACGTGCGAATGTAAGTACGCCCCTCACGAATGGTGCGTGTTTTACCTGTACCCGGATGGCCGAGGATTATTATATACAAGTTCGGGTACAAGGGTGAACTGGTTGTGACCCAGACCTTCTGCTCCAGTGCTGCAGCAAGGATACCAATCGCAGTCCATCGGCGAAAGATTGCAGGACTTTCCAATCGCTCTGTCTGCAAGACAAATGTATCAATCCAACTTCCAAGCTTCCGCTGAGCGCTTCCATTTGTCTTGCTCACTGTTACACCATTTTATCAAGGAGGCTTTTAACTTTGCTACGCTTACGGTCGTCATGGCCGTGGTAATCTTTAAGTCCGTCAGGATTGGCTGACGAATAATCCGCCTTATTCCATCCAACCTTACAATCATATGGAATTCGTAGCGTTCTGCCGCCGTTAAGCTCAACGGGCACCACGATGTTATCCATAAGTTGCGAGATGATTTTGTCTTCGTCTCGTTCTGGGTACATAAAAGTAAGTGCGTCATGATCGTGCATCACAATTGTAAAACCCATTCGCCAAAGTTTGATCATGGCTTGGTTGACGATGTCGGCTAGCGAGCCCTGTGGATCATAAGCCAAAGCCTCTCGCAGTGTCTTTGGTTCGGTGCGCCGTTTAAAGAACCAACGCTTGCGCCCTGTGAGAGAGATAAGATATCCCTTTGTTTTTAATTCATTCGCAACCCACGCATGCCATTGCTGATGTGGAAAGGCTTTGAAGTATAATGTCTGGAATGTCTCGACCAATTGCACTGGAATTCTGGCTTGTGCAGCGATGGTGGCTGGTTGTCCGCCATAGCTCGACCCATGTCCAAGCTTCTTACACATGAATCGATAGCTGTGGTCACGGTAATATAACTGCTCTGCGATGGCTTTGTCTTCTTTAAGATTACCAACCCAACCAAGATTAGGCCATACCATTTTAGCCGATGCAGTGTGCGGATCACCTGTTTCGCAGGCATCGAGATAGCGGCTGTCCCCAAGAATGTTCCACTCTACAGCCCCAACACAAAATGACTCGCCAGATTTAGCATCCATCTTGGCGAACTTCATTCCGGGATCGGAGATGAAAATCGAGCGGAGCTTTTCCTCTACGTTCTGCAAGTTTCCGCCGGTGCCGAAGGTCGAGGCCGAGGATGAAAATCGTCCTGTAGATGTGCCAGCAATATTATATGAAGTACGAATGCGTCCGTCTGGGTCAATGCCAGTACGTAATACCGAGACCTTATCGCCAAGTTCGGTTAATAGATTTATATGTTTGAGAATTTGCTCAGCGATTGGATATATTTCCAGCTTCTCTCTTGCTTCACGATCGCAAGTGACTTTGCCCATTTTGCGAATGGGTTCGAGTTCGAGGCGAGTGTAAAAGAGGTATTGCAGGTCCTTAGGGCTTCGCCAGTTGAACACAGCCAAGCCAACTCCATTGAAGATGATCTGATTTAACTGCGCTTCAAGCCGCTCGATCATCTCAGAGTATTCTTCGATGACCTGCGCTTTGCGGTATTGATCTACCAACACCCCACGTGTGCCCATTTCGAGCACCGGAGCTTGCAGGGATTTGCTGAAGGCATAGGTTCTGGCGGTGTGTTCGTCTAGTTGCGGGACCATCTTCTCGTAGGCTTCGAGCGTGACGCAACAGTCAAGTCCGTTATAGCATTGATCCTTTTCAAACTGGCCGAGGGCGTCGAGATCATCTACATCGGTGCGGATTATATGCAAGTTAGTTCCTCCAATCAGAGTGACCGCATGATCAGACTAAGATCATCTAGCCCATCCACAAAAGCAATTGGAGATAATTCTTGAATATAATGTAATCCATATTGAGTAACACCCGAGGGCTTACCCTCCTTGGTGATGACCAACATTAATGCAGTTGCTGAAGAACAACAATTTCTTGGGTTTGATTCTGTAATAGCAAGTAATATCATCATCTTACCGTCA